AAGTGAATAGTGGTTCTACGAAACAAGTTACGATTCCTGTTGACTTGGAGAACAACAAATTTTATGAGATTCACTTGCGGGTAATGGACTCTACTACTCAATTGTGGTCTGATTACACGGTTGTGGTCTTCTACACCAACTTCGCTCCTCCACTCCCTCCAGTCATTAAATACTTTGAAGAAGCTGGTGACGGAGTGATTAACATTCACTACCGAGCGGGCGATTGGGACATACTCCCACCTTTCTTGGTGAACGGTGAGCCAAACCTTCTCTTGGCTCCTTATAGCAATTCGGTTCCCGACACTGATTATGTAATTATTGACGAGAGAACCATTGCGATTACTGGCGGGCTTAAAGGAGTGGAGTTTTGGCTCACGAACTTCCACATTCCAATTCAAGAGAATGCCGTCTACCGTTTGACGGCTACTTTCGATGTGCAAGGTGGGCGTATGTATATTGGCGCTTACGACCTCAATGACAACGTGCTTGCCTACAACGCTACTGCACCAAATAAAGACCAAACTCCTATTGGGCCTACAACGCTTGAATTNACCATGCCAGCAGGAACTGCCAAGGTGCGTGTGATTTTCTANACGACGTGGGACAACACNGGAACGGTCACNATTAGCNACGTCTCTCTCGACATGGATGCGGTAACTCCTACCGAGGAGATTCAAATTTTCCGCAGGGAGTACACGCCAACGGGAACGGCCCCTTGGGTGATGATCGCGAAGGGGCTTCCTGTGGTGGGCTCCTTCTTGGATTTCACGCCAGCAAGCGGGGTTCTCTACGAATACAAACTCCGAGCGGTAAACAACACAAATAAAACCTCGATTGACACGGAACCGCAGCAAATGAGCGTCACCTTCGAGGATACCTTTCTTCAAGAAGCGAGTGACCTCTCGCGGATTATGCTTCTCAAGTATGCAACCTCGCGAGAGGCCAAACTCGGGATTGAAGGAGAACTCATGCGGTTCGCTGGTAGAACGTACCCCGTAAGGGAGTTTGGCGAACACGAAGAGCTTGTCATTTCTGTCGAGTGGATTGTGGACACTTACCCAGAAGTTGTAATGTTCAAGGAGATGTTGCAGCGGAGAGGTATTCTCCTCTACCGTGATCGCAACGGTAGACGTTACTGGGTGACTTGCGACGGGCTCGAAGTGAAGGACAACGATGTTAATGGTTTCACTCTCCGTGCTGACTTCCATGTGACCGACTACATTGAAGACTTGTCGGATGAAGAAGGAGAGGTGATTTAACATGCAAACGATTGAGAGGGGTGGTTACTCTCGCCAAGAGATTCTTGACGTTCTTCACGCTAAAAACAACGCACGGCGAGTGCGTTTTCGCTATGACTTGCTAGACAAAGACGAGAACTACATTAAGACGCTCGATTGTGTTCTGGAAGGTGAAATTGAAATGAATGCATTCGCCACAATTAAACGTACTGCAAAATTCAAGATTAAAGAGAAATACGTTCCAGAACACGTCGAGCGTCGAACTGTTCAAGTTGTGTCCTACTCGGATAGCACTTTCTCGGGTGGGACACACTCGAATACGGTTTCTACGACTAATTCTCCTTTCGACGGAGGTAATTGGATTCGCATTTCCACCCCAGCAACAAACGCGCTCACAGTGAACGAGTCGACTTTTGGAACTACTTCTTGGGGGACTAATGGTATTGGCGTTCACCCAGATTGGCAAGCATGGAACCCGAATTCGGCTGGAACGTTCTTGGCAACTACCGATTCGTTGGGTGGTTATGCTCACGGCATTAGACGTACGGCGGCGGGTTCTCTCGGTATTCAAACCAAGCGCAAACCAATTAGTGTAACCAACGGAATGCGCGTCTACCTCTCCTTCTTCTTTAAACCTATTAACGACCCTAACGGGAATTTCGCTGTTCCAAACTACTGTTACATCATACACAATGATGGTCGAGGGAACATTCATATTCCAACGTACGGAACCTACACCATCACCAACCTTGGAGATGGTTGGTATCGTTACGATGGGTCTGTGGTTTGCAATAGAACAGATACCGTTGGTTGTCTCATTGGGTGGAGTAACGGAACCAATGGTGAGGTAGCCATTGANAACGTGTTCTTTGGTACNCAACCCCCTATTTGGANGGCACAATGGACGAGTGAAGTCATTAACATTAGTAGCGGTAAACCGAACACGACGGTGACTAATTCGCAAGTAACGTTCCAATCGCAAGTCCCTCCATACGCAACCTTCACGNTTGAATCGCGCGTTTCCCTCGACGGAGGACAAACGTGGAGCGCGTGGACTCCTCAAGAAAGCGGAACTCAACTCACGGGTTTGCCTTATGGCGCCGACCTTGGTAACGCTCGTGTACAATTCCGTATGACGGTTTCAAGACGAAACCCACTTGACCACGTGGGTATGGATAACCTCACTCTCACGATTGACGGCGAGTATGACGAGTTTNTGCCAGAACAACCCGAGATTAACTACATCANTGATCGCATTCAACCTTTTATGGAAGTGCAAATGCCAGACGGGAACTGGATTGAGTTTCCTCTTGGCATTTTCCTTCTCTCCACCCCAATAAAGCGAGACGAAGTAAATGGAGTCTACCGCGAGATTGAGGCTTATGACGGGCTCATAATCCTGAATGACGACAAATTCATGGAGCGCTATTACATTCCAGCGGGCAAGAAGTATACGGACGCAGTAATTGATATTCTTCGGAGCGCTGGAATTAAGAAGTACAACATTGCGGATAGCCCGAAAACCTTACAAGCTCCTATTGAATTTCCAATTGGCATGAGTAAGCTCGAAGCGGTTAACTCCCTCCTTGAAGCGATTAACTACACGCAAATTTGGGTTGACGCTAGAGGTTACTTCACGGCTTCCCCTTATGTCCCTCCTTCCGAGCGAGCCATTGACTATGAGTACCTCGACGACGAGATTTCCGTGATTTACAACGGGATTGAAGAAGAACTCGACTTCTTCGGAGTCCCAAACGTTTGGGTAGTCACTCAGTCTAACCCTGAAAAACCCCCTCTCGTGAGTGTGAAAGTCAACAATAACCTTGACTCACCTACCTCGACGGTTAACGTCGGTCGAAACATTGTAGACTTCCGCGAGGTAGATGACATAGCTGACCAAGAAACGCTTGACGCTTACACCGAGCGGATTGCGTTTGAGGCGTCTCAAGTGTACGGGCGCTTGAGGTTTAAGACTGCCCTCATGCCATTCCATGAATACATGGACGTTCTCCGAGTACGCTACTCCCCTCTCAAGATCGACGACAAGTTTAGTGAGGTAAGCTGGAAAATGGTGCTTCGTGCTGGAGGCGAGATGGAACACGAGGTGCGTAAGGTGGTGACGATATAACATGAATGCCAACGAGTTTGTTGCCCTCATTAGCTCCCTCAACACGAAGGAAAAGCCATTCACATTGGGTAAAATTGACCCTGCTTACAGTGGTAGCGGCCGTCCTAGGGTGATTTTCGACGGCAATACCACTGTAAGCTCCAAAACTTACCCATACCTCTCAAGCTACACTCCCCAAGCCAATGACCGAGTGATTCTCGCCAACGTTGGTGGAACTCACGTCATACTCGGGAAAATCGTATGAGAGGAGGGTAGACATGTGAGCGTCAAGGATGCGGTGGCCCTTGCGAACAGTGACGTGGTTTTTGCTGTCCTGTTCATTGTTGGTCTCTTTGCGGTGGCTCGCTACGTGAATTCGGTCATTCGGGAGCAAAAGGAAGAAAACCGTCAACGCGAGGAGCAACTCATTGCACTTTACCAAAAACAACTTGAGGATTCCGCCAAGCGCGAGGCGGAGCTTATGAAGAACCTTGAGAGGAATACCGAGCAACTCGCCAACGTAGCGACTACCCTCAAAGAGATTCAACGCAACCTGAGCAAGCTCGAAGAGAAAGTNGAAACGAACTTTATGGAAGTCTGGAAAGAACTTGGTAGNAAAGCTGATCGCAAAGAAATTATCCAAAAGGAGTGATGTGCGATGGCTTACCTCATTGCGCTTGACGATGGTCATGGTATGGAAACTCCGGGGAAACGTACTCCGTTCATTCCGTCCCTTGGCCGTCAGATTCGCGAAAACGAATTTAACCGCGAGGTGGTTAAGTACCTAGACCAAGAACTCAAGCGCTGCGGGTTTAAAACGATTTTGGTTGCTCCTGAAGATAAGGATATTCCTTTGAGTGTTCGCGTGGAAAGAGCGAATAAAGCAGGAGCGCACGCTTACATTTCCATTCACTACAATGCNTTTGANGGNACNTTTGAGGGCAAGAACCCAGAAGGTTTCTCGGCGCATGTTTACATTGGTTGCAGCAATAAAGCGGCTGGGAAGCTTGCTCGGTGTATTTTGAAGTACCTTGCGCAAGGAACGAAGCAAGTTAACCGTGGATTGTTCGAGAATAACTTTTACGTATTGCGCAAGACGAAAATGCCCGCAGTCTTGCTCGAATGCGGATTTATGGACAACCCGCGCGAGGCTTTGCTCATGATTGATAAGAACTTCCAGAAGGAATGCGCTCGCGAGATTGCTCAAGGGATTTGTGAATACTTTGGGGTGAAATACGTCCCTGAGCATGCTCCAAAAACTCCTCAAGTGACTACTCCGAAAGCGAAACCCGCGAGCGGAGTTTTCTACCGCGTGGTGACTGGCTCGTTTAAGAACAAGATAAACGCGCAAGCTCGCGTAAACGAGCTCAAGAAAAAGGGCTTTGACAGTTTCATTGCTTACGAGAATGGCTTCTACCGAGTCATTACGGGCTCGTTTAAGGATAGACAGAACGCCGAGAAACGTATGGCAGAACTTAAGAAAGCTGGCTTCGATAGCTTCTTAGCTTCTTATAAAGCGTAACCCCCTTTCTCCCCTCTTTCCCCTCTCTACTAAACTACNACGAGGAGGCGACTTGATATGTGGAAAAACTTCATTGAGCGTTTCAAACGCAGTAAGTGGGCTTCTCGCAAGTTGTGGACTTTGATTGGTAGTGCGCTGTTCGTGATTCTGACGGACATTTTCGAGGTTCCTATTGACGAGGAGACCTACTGGGCAGTGGTGACCTTGGCAGTTTCCTATATTCTGGGTGAAGGTTATGTCGATGCCAAGCGAGCAGAAAATAAGAGCTAGCACTCGCTAGCTCTCTTTTTTTCTCCTTTTTCGCCATACATAAACAAGATCATACGTTCCCGTTTATGTCCTCGGTCTGTTCTCGGTATTACCTAGGTCACAATTTTAGCGTGCAAACTATTGACATAACATTTAAAGTTGGTTATTATAAAATTGCTGGGTGGTTAACCTATGTAAAGCCTTGGGTAAAAATGTGGTAATACGACAAAAGGCTACAAAAGGGGGAGTAGGTACGTATGAAACAGTTTCGTCGTATTACTATACAAGAAATGGAGGCTAGTAAACGTGCGCAAGAAATGAAGCGCGCGCTTGAAGAGTTTGCGGAGGGGATTGCTGACACAATTAACAAAAACATAGAAGAAGTCGTTTGTGAGTTGGGTTACCAGTACAGCGACAACATGACTCCTGAAGAAGTACAACAATTAGGGCAGCAAATGCAAGCAGACGGAGTTGACATTGTTGTTGATGATGAAATGGATGGCAACGTTTACCGAGTTGCCATTAAGGTGGTGCAAACAGCTCGCGTCCTTGAGTTTAATCTTGGAGGTGGGCGGTAATGCCAAAGGTTAAAAGCGTTGTGATTGAAATG